GGGGGTCGGGGCCGGGGGAGTCGGGGCCGGGGGCGTCGGGGCCGGGGCCGGGGGAGCGGGGGGCGGGGTTGTCATCGGCGAATCTGTCCTATCTCGGGGGTAGCCGTGCATCGGCAATGGGTATGGGCGGAAAACCCGGCGCGGGCCGAGGTATAACCGCGCTCGGCGATCGCCCGGCAGAAATCGCACGAGCCCGGCGTCGTGTCGCGGCGCATACGCCCGGTAAGCCGGGGGTCGTCGACCGCGTTACGGGCCACGGTCGTATTAGCGACCCGGTAGGGCTCGGACGCGGCCAGGCGCCCGAGCCAACCCGCGGCGGCCTCGGCGGCGTCGGCCTCGGTCGCCCCGGCCCGGACACGGGCAAACCAGATTAGCGGGGCCAGGCGGGTTAGGTCGCGGAGCGGCCCGCCGTGAGCCGAGGAGCCGACGAGCCCGGCGGGTATCCCGTAGCGGCCGACGTCGCCGAACGGGACCCCGGCGGCGCGGGCCGTGAGCGCGGCGAGGTACAGCGAGGCGGCCTCGGCCGCCGCCCCTTGGGCGCCCTCGATCCACGTCGCGGCGAGGTCGGCGGCGAGCGCGGCCGAGTAGGCGGGCCGGGCGGGGTCGTACAGCGTGAGCCAGGCGACGAGGAGCCGGGCGAGGAGCCCGCCGACGATCGCGGCGAGGGCGGCCCGGTAGGCGCGGGTTACCGGGTTCACGACGACCCGTTGGCCCCGGCCCCGGCCGCGGCGAGCAACCGCGCATAGGCGCCGTCCGGGGCGCCGAACGCGGTCGCCGCGGTCGCGGCGGCGTTCGCTTGCTCGGTCGCGGCGAGCGTCTCCCAGCGCTCGACCTCTTGCAGCGTCGCGCCGTAGCGCTCCCAGAGCACGCGGCGCGGGACGTTGAGCGGCGGCGAGCCGAGCTTGACGAGGGCGTCGACGAGTTGCGCGAGCGAGCGGATTTCGACGTCCGCCCATATGACCTCGGCGCCGACGTCGGCGCCCGCCGGGTTGCCCGTCAACCGCAACGCGAGGCGTACGACCTCCTCCCAATCCTCGCCGAGGTACAGCGCGCGGAGTTTGCACTTGGCGACCAAACCGGCCTCGCTCGCCGTGATCGCGTCGGCCGAGAGGTTCACTAGCTCGTGAAAGTAGTAACTCGGCGTTTGCGTGATCGCGGCTAGCTGGTTGACGTCCTGGTCAACGCTCTTGAGGTAGCCCTCTAGGGTCGCCTCGGGGAAGATACCGAACCGGCCCTCGGGGTTTTCGTTGACCAGCAAACGGTTAACGCCGAGGTCGAACGGGCGGACGCCCTTAGTCGTCTCGGTCCCATCGGCGGACTTGACGATCTCGCGGGCGACCTTGATCCCGGTCGCCCAAACCCGTTGAAACGCCGTGTAGTCGCCGGTCACCAAGCGGTTAAAAACCGTGAGGTTGATCCGGTCTTGGATCGAGATACAGCTATGCAACTCAGACCGCGGCGGGCCGACCGTCCGCGGTTGCGGGATTATCTCGATCATGCCGACCTCGCCCGCCGGGTTCGGGGCTTGCTCGGGCCGGGTCGCGTTCGGGTACCACGTAGCGATCACGTCGGGCAGGATCAAGACCTCGGTTACCGCGTTGCCCTCGCCGGGCAGGTCGCCGAATCGCTTGTATCCGGCGGCGCGGCGGCGGCGGTTGCCGGGCTCGTGCAGTACGCACGCCTCTAGCGGCGATTCGACCGAGATCGAGACGCCGGTCGGGTTGTCGTCGTCGGGTTGCACGAGCACGCAGCTAGACCCGGTGACGAGGGCGTCGAGTTGGGCGAGCTTATGGTCGGCGTCCATATGCGAGGCTTGCCAGATATCCCAAGCGTCGTCGCCGCCCTCGCCGTCGAACCGGAACCCGGTCACGGTCAACCGCTCGGCCGCGGCGTTCGCGACTAGCTCGCACCAATTAGCCCGCGACTCGTCGAGGAACTTCCCGAATATCCGGCGCTCCTCGCCGCCGAATAGGACGTGTAGCGTCTCCTCGCCGTCGTAGTAAGTCTGATAGCGGGCGGCGCGGGCGCGCTGGTCGTCGAGCTTGTGAGCGGCGGCGGTCCGCCAGCGATTGAGGTCGGTTTCGTCCATATCTAGCCCCTAACTAGAATCCGGCGGCGAGGTAGTCGTCTTGCTTGTCGGCGGCGTGCCGGATCGCCCGGTCTAGCGCCATGATCGAGGCGACGAGCGCGTCGATCTTGTCGGCCGACCTCGACTTGTCGGGCTTGAGGTTTCCGGCCGGGTCGCTCCTCGTCGTGAGGTTTCCGGCCTGCCACCGGATCAACGGGTTACCGTCGTGCCGGTAGCGGCGGGCGGCGACGAGCCGTAGAAATTCCTTGGTCGGCCCGGACATGCTCGCGAACCCTTGGCCCATCTGAATGAGCGGGAAACCCTCCTCTAGTAGGTCGCTGCTAAGTTGGGTCGCCCCCCATCGGTCGTAAGCGACCTCGCGGAGGTCGTACCGCTCGGCGTCGGCGCGGAGCGCGACCTTAATCGCCTCATAGTCGATCACGTCGCCGGACGTGATCGTGAGGAGCCCGGCGGCGGCCCACGTCGACGCCTTACCGCCGGTCCGCCGGTCGAGGGCGCCGAGCCGGGCCTCGGGGGTGAACACGCGCCAAATCGCGTCGTGCGAGCCGTCGCCGCCGGGGAAATCGAGGCAGTAGGCGGCGAGGTCGATCGTCGAGGCGAGGTCGAGCCCGGCGTAACACGTCCGGCCGTCGAGGTCGGCGGCCAGGCCGAGGGGCTCGGCGGCGTCCCAGACGTCGAGGTCAATCGCCCGGCCGAACGCCGACGATTGCTGATTTAGGCGGAACTGCTTAAACGACCGCTCGGCCGCCGGGTTGGCGACCGCCTTAGCGCACTCGGCCGCCAGTATCCGCCGGTCGAGGTAGTCGTCGAGGGCCGGGTTTGCCAGGCGCCAAACCTCGGGGTCGGTCCAATCGGCGTCGGGCGGCGCGGCGAACAGCACGACGAGGCGCGCGTGATCTAGCTCGGGCTCGTCTAGGACCCGCTCGGACCATGACCGCTCGGACGCGGCGAACCCCGCGGGGTCGTTATCCGCGGTCGTCACGAGCAAGAGGAGCGGCTCGGGCCGAGCCCCGAACCCGGTCCGTATGACGTCGTAGAGGTCGCGCGAGGGTTGGGCGAGCAACTCGTCGATATACGCCGCCGAGGGGTCGACGCCGAGGGCGCCGAGGGCGTCGCCCGCGATCACGGCGAAAAACGAGGCGGTCGACTCGTCGACGATCCGGCCCGCCGAGCGGGCGATCTTGAGCCGATGCGCGAGCACGGGGTTAAGCGCGACCATGCGCGCGGCGGCCCGCCAGGCGAGCGAGGCTTGGTCTTTATCGAGGGCGAGCCCGTAGACCTCGGACCCCTCGGCGCCGCCGTCGTCGCCGACGAGGAGGTACAGCACGAGCCCGGCGATCAACGCGGTTTTGCCGTTTTTCCGGCCGGTCGAGAGGTATAGCTCGCGGTATCTCCGCACGTAACGCCGCCAAGCCGGGTCATACTCGACGGTTGCGAGGAGCGGGACGATCACGCGATCGCGCTCCCACGGGGCCGGGATAAACGGGCGCCGCGACCAATCGCCCTTGGTATGGACGAGCAACTCGCACCAGAACGCGAGCGCGTGACGGGCGCGGGGCTCGCATAGATGCTCGCCGCGGCGGCGACACGTCAACCCGTCGAACGTTCGCCCGCAAGGGGGGAAACGTCGACGATCGGCCATGCGACACAGTATCGGCGCCCTACCAGGATCAACGCCAGCGGCCTACCAGCAACGGGCCGGTATGACCAGATAGGGGCGAAACCGGGGGGCTTAGAAACGCTCTCAGAGACGCGACCGCCCCCGGCCCTGGTCACGGGCTCGGGGGCGTCTCGTTTTGTCTCAGATCGTCAACCTATGTCAACCGCGGGCGCGCGGCGTCGGGGTAGCCGGGGCGGGGGTCGGCCCCGACGCCCGGCGGGCGGCGTAGGGCCTTGGCCTTGAGGCGCCGGTCGACCTCGCCCATAACCGCGTTAGCGGCCTCGGTTTCGGCGTCGAGCGCGGCTTGGTCGGCCTCGTCGAGCTTGGCCCCGTCCGGGTACTCGTCGCCGTAGTGCTCGGCCGGGACCGGGAACTCGCCCGCGAGCACGTCGATAACGTACATATTCGCGTCGCGGTGGTCGTGTAGCTCGCCGAACCCGGCGACCGTGTAGGGGACGAGCCCGGCCGCTTGGTCGGCCTCGATCGCGACCATGATCCGGTCGGCCCATCGGGCGACCGCGGCCGGGTCGGCGGTCACAGCGCAACCCCGCGATGCCAGCGGGCGATATGGTCGCCGAGGTTGTCCGAGATCCGGTCGTGTTCCGGCGTCGTGTACTCCTCGGCGAAATCGGCGCCGCAAACCGGGCAAATCCGGGTCCCGCACGCGCCGCATTGCTGCGGGTCGCCGGGGACGTCCCAAGCGACGTCGCCGCAATGCGGACAAGCGTCGTCGTGAGGATGGTTACGGCGGCCCGCGGCGACGCGGGCGAGGGCCTCGTTTTGGTATAGCTCGCGCTCGGCCTCGGCGGCGAGGGCGGCGGCGGCGGCGACCGCGGGGTCGACCCGGCGGCCGGTCATCACGCCTCGCCCATCATGTCGCGGGCGTACTCGTCGGCCGCGCGCTCGGCCTCGCTCATGCCCTGCCACGCCTCGATTACCTCGGTGTGACCGGGGCAAGCGAACCCGCCGGGGACGATCGGGGCCAGGCAACGCCCGTCAACCCAACCGAAATCCTCGTCGCGGACCGGGACTAGCTCGGGGCAACTGCCCTCGGCGATCAACTGCTCGTCGTACGTCATGCGGTCTTGCATTTTGGCGGTCCTTCCCGGCGGGCTCACCGTGAGCCCAACCACTAATTGCAACGGAGCGGCTACGGCGCCTATTCCGTTACGCTCGGGTAGCCGGACCTCGGCCCGTCGCTTGGACTTGGCGGTCCTTCCCGGCGGCCGAGGGCCGGTCACGAGAGCAACCGCTCGGCCGGGAGGTCCCGGCGGACGTGCTCGACCTTGAGCGGTTGCCGCGCCGCGGGCGTGAGCCCCAACTCGCGAGCCCACATACGGACCTCGACCGAGGCGTCACGGGCGAGGCCGACCGCCGGGTTTTTCCGCTCGTCGCCGTCCCGGTCGGTAATCATCGCGCCGAGCACGGCGACCGACTCGCACGCCGCCCGGAAACGGGCGACCGCCTCGCAATAGGCGCCGACCGCGGTCGCGTCGACCGCCTTAACGGCGCCCATCGCGGCCAGGTCCGGGGCGATCCGGTCCCACTCCTCGACGGCGTACGGGCTTAGCCAACCCGGCCGGGCCGGGTCTAGTTGGCGCGGCCTCGGCTCGGCGGCGTTGATCCTGCTCGGGCGCGTCTCGCCCCGTAGCACGCGGAGCGCGGTCGGCGTCGGCGCCGGTCCCGATCGGGCCATAACGCCGCCCGACTAACCCGCCGGAACCCGGCCGCGGGTTCGTAGCGAGGGCGGCCCGCTCTTGGCGGGGGGGTCGTCGGGGGTCCCCCCCCACCCATGAGGGGGCCGGGCGCGGGGGGAGAGTGTCGCGCCGCCGCCGCTTGCGCCTCTGTTCGTTTCCGATGACATTCTGAGCAAAGACCGAACAGCAACTCGTCCGCCTCGACGCCGCGCTCGGCGTGGTGGACCTCGGTCGACGGCGCGGTATGGCAGTCACGGCAGAGCGGATCGCGGGCCAGGATGCGAGCCCGAGTAGCGGGCCAGTGCGGGGGCATACGGCGGCCGGGGGTACCGCTCGCCCATCGGTTGGGTTGGGGGTGGGCGGGGCATCGGGGGCCAGGGTAGGCGGGGGCCGGGCAACCCGGATAGGTACAGGATCGAGGCGGACGGCGCGGCATGGCGGGGGGCTATCGACGGCGGGCCGTCGACGACCGGCGGGCCGGGGTACGGCGGGCGGTAGACCGGGCCGGGGTAGCCCGGCGCCGGGTCGCCGTGGACCCGGCCCGGCGCCGGGAGGGTTGGGCGCGGCGGGCGGCGGCGAGCGCGCGGTCGACCGACCCGTACCGCTTGCGTAGCCGGGCCTTGATCGCGGCGGTACTCGACGACGTGTTGCGGCGGGCGGCGTAGCTCAACGCCGAGCGGACGTGTCTCGGGTCAATCGGGTAGCTCGGCCGCTTGCCGCGGTCCGGCCCGGCGCCGCGGGGGTAGGCGTAGTTAGCCCGCTTCCAACTCGACGTGACGGGTAGCCCGTACATGCGGCGGCCTCGGGCCGAGAGCGTCGAGCGGCTCGCGGTCCGGGCTCGTGCTCGTGCCATGCTGGCCAGTCTGCCCCCGAGGGCGCGGCGTGTCGAGGTCGCCCTACCCGCCCGGCCGACCAGCGCGCGGACAATACCCGCCGAGTCCAAGCCGCGCGTCCCGCTCTGCCCGGCGCCCGCCGGGGGGGAGAGCGGGCGTCGAGCCGAGGGGCTTAGCCTAGCGGAACTTGGGCTCGCGCTCGGGGTCGCCGGGTAGTCCCTGGCCGGGCTCGCCGGGCTCGGCCGGGGCGCCGGGCGTGCGGACCCATGCCCACGTAAGCGCGTCGCGGTACAGCACGACGACCCACGTCCCCGGTAGTCCCTTGGTCGGGAGCCGGGGCTCGTAACCCTCCTCGACCTGCGGGGGCTCGGGCTCGATCGCGTAGGCCGTGAACTGGTCTTGACCATCGGTGACCGTGATTCGCCGGGTCATGTTGAGGTCGGGGAGGTCGTCGTGCCCGCCTAGCTCGTGGTCCTCGATGATCGGATAGACCGGGCGCGGCGGCCGGGGCTCGGGCGGTAGCGGCTGGCCGGGGTAGCCGGGTTCCCAAGGTCCCTCGCCGGTCGGCGGTAGCGGCTGGCCGGGGTAGCCGGGCGCCTCGGGCGGTAGCGGCTGGCCGGGCTCGCCGGGGAATGAGGGGCGCGAGGGCGGTACGTACGCCTCGACCGCGATGTAAACGAGTTGCTTCGCCATGATCCGGGGTCCTTTCGCTTGGTCCGCTCTTGGTCCGACCATAGCGGGCGAGCGCCCGGTCGAGGCGGGCGGCGATCTCCTCGGCGGCCTCGGCGTCGGCGCGTCGGTGCGTCGAGCGGTAGCGCGCGGCGGCCAGGCGTAGCCCGTCGCGCGCCGCCTTGACCGTGTTCGGCGGGACCCGGACCCATTGCTCGGCGAGCGCGAGCGCGAGCGCGTCGCCCCATGCGTCGCCGTATTGCGCGGTCCGGCGCTGGACCTCCTCGACGAACCATTGCTCGTCGCGGCGGACGATCTCGGCCGAGCCGGGGTCGGGCTCGTCGCCGCTCACCAATGGACCCGCGTTAGCAGGAACGCGGCGACCGCGGCCCATATCAGGATCGTGACGGCGACCGAGACGTAAATCTCGTATGGCCGGGGCTCGGGTTGCCCGGCGTGCCGGGGCTCGGGTTCGGCGCCGTGTCGGCCGGTCACGTCGGCCGCCGGGGCAAGGGGGGGCCGGGCTCGGCGTGCTCCCAATCGGCGAGGAGCGACCGCGAGCCGAGCCGGATCGGCCGCCCGCAACGGGCGCACTCGGCGGCCAGCGGGTACGACCCGCCCGGCGCCGAGAGGAGCGAGGCGGGCTCGCCGGTCGGCTCGGACCGGATCGTCGTAGGGTCCGGGCGGGCCTCGTGATTCCACCCGTCGATCACTGTCAAGGCGTGCATGTCTACTTTCTGCCCCATAGGCGCCTATGGGATACGTCGCGGTATGCTGCCGTTGTGGGTATGAGCACGGTTGACCCGGCGGCGCCCGTCCCGATCTGGCGCCAGATCGTCGACGACCTACGCCGCCGGGCCGACCTCGGCGAGATATCCGGGCAATTCCCCTCGGTCGTCGGCGTCGCCGACGAGTACGGGGTCGCCCGAGGTACCGCAAACAAGGCGCTACAGCGGCTCGCCGCCGAGGGCGGCGCCGTACTCGTGCCGGGCCGGGGGTATTTCGTCCCGGTCCCGGTATAGAGCGGAGCCCGGCCTCGGCCCTCACGGGGCCGGACCCCGCTCGGTCTAGTTGAGGCTCGGGTCATACCCGCCGCCGCGGAGAAACACGGTCACCTGTACCGCCGTCCCGCCGAGTGAAGCCTCGTCGAGGCGTAGCTCGTCGCCGGGGTTGTCGGGGTCGTGGACCTCAAGTAGCCAGTACCGGCCCGCCTCGCTCGCCTCGCGGCATAGGCCGGATAGGCGGGCGATAGTCGCGTCGTCGTCGGCGTCGCCGGTAAAGACCCAACCCTCGTCGGCGTGGTCGGGGGCGTGGTCGAGGTAGACCCGGAACCGTAGCCCGGTCCCGCCGCCGCCGCGGGGCGGGCTCGTCCAGTCGTGGCAGTTTCCGCAATAGCCCGCGGCGACGTCCCTCGGGTGATGGCTGGTCATCCCGCAACGCGGGCAGGTGACCGACTCGGCGGTCATCCGAGGGCCTCGCCGACGTCGCGGAGCCCGGCGAGCTTGGCCGTGTCGTCGTCGACGGCGCCGCCGAGTTGGACGATCGCCTCGACCAGGAGGGCATACGCGGCCGGGGCTATGTCGTAGGCGTCGCGGAGCTTGGCCGGGAGGGTCCCGCCGTTCGCCGCCTCGATCGCGGCGATTGCGTCGCGGGCTTGGGCCTCGACCTCGGCGCGCGGCCGGATCACGACCCAATGGCCGGGCTCGCCGTGCGGACCCATAACGGCGCCTCGTGAGCTATCTCGACCGTGACCCACGCGCCCGCGGCCCGCTCGGCGATCTCGGCGACGCGGGCCGGGACGTCGACCTCGGTCACGCCGTCGCGGCCTAGGAACACGACGGCGCCGAGGAGGTAGTTAAACGGCGTGAGGGCAAACCATCCCAGGTCGGCGGCGATCTCGGTCGCCCGCACGTTGGGCGCGAGGTCGCGTCGGCCGTCCGAGTCGAGGTAGGCGACCCAATCGCCGACGCCGATCCCCTCGAAATGCCCGCCGATGATCTGATGTATGAACGCGGCCATTGCGGCGGGCTCGGCGGGGAGTCGCTCGGCGAACACGTCGCCGCTCGGGTAGACCGTGACGGCGAGCGGGCCGACCGCGGGCTCGGGGTCGGGGCGGGGCATCTCGCCCCACGCGCTCACGTCGCGCCGCCTTGGACCCATCGCCCGCGTATGTACCGGGCGAGGTACCGATCGCCGACGTAGAGGAGCACGACGCCGCCGATCTCGGCCGAGAGGGCGGCGGCGCGGTTGGCGGCGAGTATGGCGCCGGAACCCCAGGCGTCGCGCTCGTACGATTCGACCGGGGTCGGGTCGCCGTGAACCATGAGGCAATAGCGGGCGTGCTCGCCGACGAGGCGTATCCGGCGGTCGGTGTCGGTCACGAGGTCGCCTCGTCGTATAGCTCGTACACCTTGACGGCGATCCGGCCGCGCTCGGCTACCGGCTCTAGCCCGGCGCGGGCGACGGCGGCGGCGCCCGGCCCGCGGCCCCATGCCCGGACCGCCGAGCGGCGGTCGGGGCCGTCGACGACCGCGGGGCGGCGGGGGAACGGGTCGGGGACCGGCGGCCGGGCGGCCGAGGGCGGGGCGGGCGGCGTGCTGCGGGCGACGCGGGCGCGGGCGCCGCCTCGGCCCTTGGCGGGCGCCGACCCGTTGGCGCGGCGCCCGGCCTCGACGTACGTCGCGAGCGTCCCGCGGAGGTCGGCGGCCCGCTCGCGGTTGAGGTCGATCTCGTAGCCCTGGCCGTCGAGCCCGAACGCGACCGACTCCTCGGCCGGCCCGCCGTCGATATCGTCGACGAGCAAGACTTGGGTTTTCTTCACTTGACCCCGCCTTTCAGTGTGGGTATATCCGAGCACCGTACGTTTAATAGTGGCACATGGTAGACCATGCGACACGATTCGGCGTCAGAATGGCAACAGCGCGTTTTGAGGTACGCACCAAGCCGGATAACGGTCGTCGCGTAGCTGTCGCCACCATTGCGGGCGGCGGGCGTCCCGGCCGCCGATCCATCCCGCCGCCCGGTAGGTAAACCCGTTAGTAACGACGAGGGCGAATCGGGCGTCGGGGTCGTCGCGGGGATAGATCACCAAATGCCCCTCGCGGTACCGGGTCGAGCGGACTTGCCAACCCGCGACGTCCGAGCCGATCGCGCCGAGGTCGCCGGGCGAGTAGGCCGACCACTCGGCGAGGTCGGCGCCGATCATGCGGGCGAACGCTAGCTCGGCGCGGGCGCCGTCGACGTGCAGCGCGAGCGCGGCCTCGGGCCGGGCGCCGTGAGCGTCCCGGCGGCCGAGGGCGAGCGCTTGACCGAGGCGGGCCAGGGCGGCGGCCCGAGCCCGCCGGGCGTCGGCGGGGGTGAGCGCGAGCGCGGTTATCACTAGTCGTCGGCGCCCTCGATCGCCGACCATCGGGCCTCGGCCTCGGCGACCTCGCTCGGGTCACGCAAGACGCCGCCGCGCTCGGGCTCGGGCTCGGGCTCGGGCTCGCCGTCGTGCGTCTCCTCGCCGCGCGCCCATCGGGCCATGTGCTCACGAGCCCGCCGGGCGTCGGCGAGCGCGTCCTCGGATACGACCATCGGGCCGGGCTCGCGGGCGTCGCGCCAACGGTCCTCGGGCCGGTCGTCGGGCGGCGGCGGCATAACCGGGCCGGGCGGCCCCGGCGGGGCGAGCGCGTCGGCGATCCGGCGGGCGTCGCCCGCGATCGAGACGAGGGCCATATACGCCGCCATTTGGGCGGCCTCGAATTGCTGCCGTCCGGCGCCGTGTATCTCGGCCTCGATCCGGCCGAACCCCGGCTCGGCCTGCTCGCGGCGCGCGTAGTGCTCGGCGATCGCGCTAACCCGCCGCGCCCAATTGCGGGCGACGGCGAGCGGGTCGACGGCGGTTAGCTCGTCGGCGGCGGTCATTTGTCGGGCTCGGGGGGCTCGGGCTCGTCGGGGTCGACGGTCGAGGCCGGGTCTTTCATCGCCTCGAACGCCGTTCGGATTTCGTCCTCTAGGTCGAGGGGGAGCGTCGTCTCGCCCGAGTCGAACTCGACCGCGCGGCGTAGCATGGCCTCGGCGTGCGGGAGGTCTTGCGGGAGGAGCCGGGCGACGCGGAGCACGCGAATCGTTATCACGGTGTCGGCCTGGTCGTAATCCTCGGTCCCGCGCTTGGCGTTGAATACGACGATAGCGGCGCGGACCTTGAGCGGCTCGTCGCGTAGCTCCTTGGCGATCGTGACAAAACCGTTGGCCTCGCCCTTGGGGAGTAGGGCGGTCGGCTTGATATCGGGCATGGTTCGCGGTCCTTCCTAGAACGGGTACTCGTCGACCTCGGCGGGCGCCGGGGCCAGGTCGAGGGGGAGCGGGTCGGGCTCGGGCGCGGCGGCGGGCTCGGCCCGGCCGAGGAGTCGGCGGCGGGCCTCGGCGGCGTGCTCGGCGACGTGCTCGCTCGGCCCGCCGGGGCGGGTCGAGGCGGCGATCGCGGCGGCGGCGTTCGGGTGAGTTGTCCGCGGTCCCGAGCGCGGCCCGCCGCCCCGTGTCGGGGCGGGCGGCGGGCGTAGCGCGTCGGTTGGCGACCATTGCCCGTCCGCGGGGGGACTAGGGGGGTTCTTACTCTTACTCTCTCTCTGTATGGGGGGAGCATTGCGCGCGGCATTGCTGGCAGTATCCCGGCCCTGGTCGGCGCGGTCCCAGCGGGTCCGGGCGGCCTTGGTCCCTTGCTCGCGGCGGGCCTCGACCTCGGCGCGCGTGTCGTTCCATTTCGGGTAATTGAGTACCCGTAGAGCGTTGCCGGGGGCATTGCCGGGGGCATTGCTGGCACCATTGCGGGGAGCATCCCAAGCGCAGAGCGGGCCGAACGGTCCGGGGTCCGCTAGTTGCATCGCGACCCGCATCGCGTCGGCCGCGGGGAGCGGGTACGCGACGAGCCCGATAGCGTCCGCGGGGACGAGGCCGTCTGTTAGCTCGCGGCGCGCGTAGTCGATCAACTGCCCGAACAGATCGCGGGCGAGGCAAGCGTCGACGGGGCCGAACCGGGCGAGCGCGGCGACCTTGGGGTCCTCGGCCCAACCGCATTTCATCTTGTAAAACGTCTGTTCGGCGTGCGGCATCACGGCGCCCTCCGGTCGAGTAGGTCTAGCGCGTCGGCGACGCCGCGCGGTCGGCGCGCGGGCGCGTATCCGGCCTCGACGAGCACGGGCAGAATGAGCCGGGTCCGCACGATCGAGAGCGTGTCGCCGGTCGACGCCTTGCCGAACCCCGGCGGGTAATAGACGAGGAGCGGTAGCTCGCCCGGCCCGGCGTAGCCCTCGGCTTGTTTCCGCCAGGCGAGCGGGCGCCACTCGGCGCCGGTCTTGACCTCGATCGCGAGCCCCGGCGTGTTGTCGACGTCCCGGCCGCGCCGACCGTTCGGGGTTTTCTCGGCGTCGGGGAACCACGGGCGCAACCACTCGGCGAGCCAATCGGGCGCCTCGTTACCCTTGCGGCGCGTGCTCACGACGCCGCCTTGACCGCGGCCCGGCGGACCTCGGCGAGGAGGTCGGCGCCGAGGTCGGCGGTATAGGCCGGGGGTACCGCGTTGCCCAATTCCCGGCGCGTCATCCAGTCAATACCCATGAGGGCCGAGGTCGTCGCGTGGTCGATATAGACCTTATGGCGGCCGGGGCGCGGGGTCCGATACCAAGATCCGCCGGTTAGGTTCACGCACGCTTGGCGGTCATGGTGGCAGGGCGAGCGGAGCCGGAACCCGTGCCAAGACGTCTCAAACCAGCGTTCGCGGAGGATCATAAACCGCTCGTCGCCGAGCCCGTACAGGCAACCGCAAAGCCGGTAATCGGCCCGCATCGGGGCGCCGGGGACGTTTTCGATTATCCACGGGCGGCCCGTCTCGGCGAGCCGGGCGCGGGTCTTGGGCAGGAGGTACCCGGTCCCATGCACGATCGACGCCGGGTTGCGCGAGCGTATGTGATCCGAGCACGGCGGCGAGGCGTGATAGGCGTCGAACGGGCCGAGGTCGACGCGGAGCGCGTCGGCCCGGATAAAGCAACCGGGATAACGCGGTTGCGGGCGAGTGTCGACGCCGACGATATGGAACCCGGCGAGGGCGTAGCCGAACCCGGCGCCGCCCGCCCCCGAGTACAGATCGGCGAGGAGGGCGTCGACCTCGGCGCCGCATACCGGGCAAGTGCTCACGTCGGCCGCCCGTGAAAGTCGAGGGGCGGACCGCCGAGCGCGATCGGGTCCGGGCACTCGGGCGAGAGGAGGTCGTGACACTCGGCGAGGTAGCCGACGACCGTATCGGCGTCGAGGTCGCCGGGGCAATGCGACGCCCACGACGCGAATAGCTCGGCGATCCGCCGGTCCGACGCGATGAAATGGCAGAGCGCGCCGCCGGTAACGAGGGCGTCGGTCATCGTCGGGGGCTCTAGCGCGGCGCTCATTTGTCGTCGCCCTCGCAACCGCCCCGGAACGTTTTTAGCTCGGGGTCCCATTGGTACCAGCAAACGAGGTCGTCGAGCGGGAGCGCGTCGACGTCCGGGCTAAACCCGGTCGGCTTGCCGCAACGCTTACACTCGCCGCCGTCGATGACGTGATCGCATAGCCGGAATAGGGCGTTTAGCGGGTTCATCGCCCCGGCGGCCTCCCAATGGTCGCCCCATCGGGCGGCGGCGATCCATACGACGGGTTTCTCGTCGTCGCTGTAGCGGAGTTGGACCTCGGCGGCGCCGGTCCGGCCGAGCATATCGACGGCGCCGGTTAGCCGGGCTTGGTCGTGCTCGACGACGATCGGATGACGCGACCGGGAGGGCGGGAAATGCTCGCGGCCATCGCGGCGGGCTCGGAATCGGGCGCGGGCGCCTCGGTCGCGGCTCATAGCCACGGTATCCGCTGGTTAGCGGTCGCGATCATGTCGGCGATCTCGCGCTCGGTCCGGGCGGTCGCCTCGGCGACGTCGCGCTCGGCCCGGTCGCCCGCGGCGGCGAGCGCGGACCAGAACGGGCCGGGCGCGACCGGGAATCGCCCGGCGACCGGGAGCGTGTCGGCGTCGACGACGAGCCGGACGTCGGGGTCGTCGACCGGGGCCAGGCGGCCGGGGTCGAGGGCCTCGCGGAGCGCCCGCCGCCCGGCCGCCCAACCGATCGCGGCGGCCGGTATGGCGACGAGGGCCAGGGCGAGGAGGGCGACGACGACCGCCCATTGGGCCGGGCTCATTGGCTTAGACCTCCTCGGCGAGCCCGAGGGCTCGGTAAACGGACCGGATCGCGGCGACTTGGGCGGCGAGTAGCTCGTCGCTGCCGAGCCCGGCGCCGCCCCGGTAGGCGGCGTAAACGTCGCGCTGTACCGGAACGGGCACCTTGGCCCAGTGCGGCCCGCACATGAGGAGCCGGTCGGCGACTTGGGTCGTACACGGGCCGATCGGGCAAACGTGCTGGCCAGGCCGCCGCGGTCGCGCGGTCATTGGTCGGCCTCGGGGTTGAGCGCGTCCATATGGGCGCCGATCTGAGTTATCGGGTCGGTCCCGGTGAACCGTTCGCCGCACTTGCAAACGATCTCGGTTGGCGGGAGGTCGACGACCTTAACGGCGTAATGCGGCCGGGGGTCGGCCTCGGCGGGCGCGGTCATTGGCCGGGCTCGCGGTAGGCGTCGGGGTAGGCGTCGGGGTCGCCCGCCTCGGCGGCGGCCTGCTCGTCGATCGCGCCGAGTTGATCGGCGATCGCGCGGTAATCGTCGTAAACCCGCGATAGCTCGTCGCGACAGTGATTCAGTAGGTTGACGTCGGTCAGGTGAACCCGCCGCATGAGGCCGACCTCGACGAGCAACGCGGTTACGTCGCCGGGGTCGGGCGGGGGGTCGCCGAATTTGACCCATGCGTCGAGGCGCGACCGGATCGCGTCGAGCGCGGTATCAGTCAGAGCCACCATTACCGCCGCCCTCCTCGTCGACCTTGCGGGCGCCGAGGCCGCGGAGCGCGTCGACACGGGTTAGCACGATCGACCCCTCGGCCTCGGTTAGGTCGCGGGTCGACTCAACCGTCCGCCCGGCCCATAGCGAGATCATGCCGAGGGCCTCGTCCTTATCGGTCACGAGGATTTCGCGTAGCCCGGCGTGCAACCGGGCCATCTGGTCGCGCGTGATCTTGCCGGGCTCGGGCTCGACCTCGCCGGGGATAACGCGGGCGTTCGCCGCGGCGACCTCGGGGGGCTCGACATGCCCCTCGCCGGTCGCCTCGTCGACGACCTCGGTCCCGCCGTCGAGGCCGAGCGCGTCGCCGCCGGGGGCGTCGGCTGGCCAGGGCGGATCGAGCGGGCCGAGCGGTCCGGCGTCGGCGGGCTCGGCGCTTGCCCGCTCGGCGGTCGCGGCGTCGGCCTCCTCGGCGGCGACCGCGGCGGCGGGCGGCCCGGTCGGGAGAGCGGGCGGCGGCGCGGCCCGGCGTCGGCGTTTCTTGGGCTCGCCGTTCGCCGGGGCGGCGGCGATCGCGGCCGGGGCGGCGGGCGGCGCGGCGTCGATCGCGGCGGGCGCCTCGGGCGTCTCGATCTCGTCGATTATCTCCTCGACCGTGTAGGGAATGCCGAGGATCGAGTCGGCGGCGATCCATCGGGCGGCCTCGGCCGAGGCGCGGGCGACGAGCATCGCGGCCGGGTTGCGGCGCCATTGTGAGCGCTCGGCGCCGGGGTAGAGTCCGGCGGTCTTGGCGCGGTCGATTGTCCACGTCGAGGCTTGGACCTCGGTCCCGCCGTCGCGGCGGGCGCGGACGACCGCCTTAGTCGCGTTCGAGGAGGGGTCGACCCATATGTCGTGCCCGGCGTGTTGCAGGATCGCGCGGAGCGCGAGCGCGGACAGAGCGGGCGTGTTGTTAATGACCGTGATCGAGCGGAGCGCGGCGCCGGGCGGGAGCCCCAACTCGGCGCCGGTCATTATCGCCGCCGCGGCGGTCGCGGTGGTCGCGTCGAGGTCGAGCCGGTAGGCTCGCCCGTCCTTACCGTCGAGGAGGCGGCCCCGGTCGTCGCGGAAAAATCGGTGATGCGACTCGGGCAGGAACGCCGTACCGGCGATCGAGCGGGCGATCGTCGCGGCGGCCTCTAGCTCGGCGGCCCATTCGCGGAGCGATAGCTCGGCGATTACGGCGGTCACGTCGACCCCTCGCCCTCGCGGTCAAATGCCCGCATCCATACGCCGTGCAGGTCGTGGAGTAGCTCGGCCGAGTCCCGCCAAAACGGGTCGACGACCGCCGGATAGACCGCCGCCGCGGCGTACCATCCCGCGCGGAGCTTGGCGATCAAGACGTTTAGCTCTGTTGTGGTGAGTCGGTCGAGGAAATTCCCGGCCGGGGCGTTCTGCTGTGATACGGTCATCGCGGTCCCCAATCACGCAGCATTTTGTCGGGAGTATCCGGGCGCGGTCGCGGCGCCCGTCGCGGGGGAATCTCAGGAGGAACCCGGCGCCGCCGCCGGATCGGGGAACGGTCCGGCGGCGACTCCGACCCAATCTTTTTTCGCCTCCTGCTCGTGATAGAGCCGGGCGAGGTAGGCGAAGTGCTCCCATACCTCGTCGCCGGTTTCGACCGGGTAGAGGTCCCACCCATCGCGGCGTATCCAGAGCGCGCCGCAACGTTCGATGCCGAGCCACTCGACCGGGCGTTCGTCGCCCGACTCGCCGAGAAAAACCTCGGCTCGGCTGTAGCCGGTTAGCTGTAGGGCCGTCTCGGGGAAGATGCCCGAGCGGGACGTCTTGACGTCGAGCAACCATCGCGCGGGCGGGAGTATGGCGCCGTCGTAGGGGACCGGGCCGAGGTCGACGAGGAGGTCGGCGGTCCCGCAATACCGCTCGGTACGGTTGCCGACGACTAGCTCGGGCGGCGCGGCGAGGCGGGGCTCTAGCCGGTCGAGAAAATCGAGGTAGCTCTCGACGTGAGCGGCGAGCGGCGCGGGGACGGCGATCTCGTCGCCCGAGGCGAGCGCGGCGCCTAGCGCGTGGACCTCGGTCCCTCGCCCGGCGGCGGCGTCGCGGTCGGCCCATTGCGCCTCGGATAGGGCCTTGAGCCGGTCGGCCGGGCCGAGCGCGGTTAGCTCGTCCCAATGGTTGAC